AATAGCCGCAAAGGGGCTCGTTTTTTTAATAGCGGTTCTACCCCCCCTGCCTTTCTGAAACCTTCTCTCCCTGAGACGCAGATCACACGGCCTTTGTCGCCTTTTCAAAAGCCATGACAGCCGACATAAACCCGATCAAAGCCAAGAAAAAACCGGCAAATCGGGGGCTAACAAAAAAGCCCATATTGGGTTCAACAAAACCAAGAATTCAGACACCGCCGCTTAAAACTAAGTCTCGAATCGCTGAGGTGGCTGAGTTAGCGGAGAAAATTGGTATGCCGTTACTGCCTTGGCAGCATTACGTACTTGAAGATATGTTGAGTGTTAATTCTGAGAATCAATTTATTAGAAAGAGCAATTTATTGTTATGCGCACGCCAAGTAGGTAAAACCCACCTTGCTCGCATGCGTATCTTGGCTGGGCTGTTCCTATTTGAGGAAAAGAACATAATTGCAATGTCATCTAACCGAAACATGGCATTAGATACATTTAGACAGGTTGCTAACACTATTGAGGATAATGACTTTCTAAAAGCGCAGGTAAGGCGCATTAGATACGCTAACGGACAAGAATCTATAACATTATTAAACGGTGCAAGATATGAGATTGTTGCAGCAACAAGAGACGGCTCACGCGGTAAGACCGCAGATTTCCTTTACATTGATGAGTTACGAGAAATCAGCGAGGAAGCGTTTAAGGCAGCCGTGCCAACAACTAGAGCAAGACCTAACTCTCAAACATTATTTACTTCAAATGCTGGTGATGCCTTTAGTACCGTATTAAATGATTTAAGAGAAAGGGCTATGGATTACCCATCTAAGACTTTTGGGTTTTGGGAGTATTCAGCACCTTTGGCTGCAAGGCAAGATATTAGGAATCGTAAATTTTGGGCAATGGCTAACCCTGCACTTGGTTATACCGTAACTGAGGAAGCAATAGAAGAATCAATAGCCACTAACTCGATTGAAGCAACATTAACTGAAACATTGTGCATGTGGATTGACTCGCAGGTTTCACCATGGACATTTGGAAGCATTGAAGCAACTTCAGTATCAGATTTAATACTGCCGGTAGGCGCAATGACTGTCATGGCGTTTGACGTAAGCCCAAGCAAAAGAACTGGCGCATTGGTCGCAGGTCAGATCGTTGACGGTAAAATTGCAGTTGGTGTGATGGAAACCTTTAGCAGCGAAGTTGCCATTGATGAAGTCAAAATGGCTAGTTCAATTCATGATTGGGCTATGAAGTACCGTCCAGTTCAAATTGCCTACGATAAGTACGCAACCGCCTCTATTGCACAAAAATTAGAGCAATCAGGTCATAAACTTATAGATATATCAGGGCAAGCCTTTTATCAGGCTTGCGGAGAATTATCGGACGCATTATCAAACCTTAGGTTAATTCATAGCGGTCAACCTGAGTGGATAAGTTCAATGAATAATTGCGCTGCTAAGACAAATGACGCAGGTTGGAGAATTATCAGAAGAAAATCTGCTGGAGACGTAACTGCTGCCATTTCGACTGCAATGGTTGTCCACATGTTGAGCAAACCTATCTCAATACCTAAGATATTCGTTTAAAATGGTGATATAATTATCTAATGGGATTTTTCCGCGATTTAGTAGGATTACCACCTAAACCACAAATTACTGCGCAACTTGCGCCACCTGTCGTAACTGACCCTTTTAATTACTATTCTCAATTTACACCGTTTCAATCTGTAAGTAGAGATGAAGCAATTTCCGTACCCGCAGTTATGCGCTGCCGTAACTTAATAGCCACAACAATCGGCACTATGCAACTTAGCACTTATTCAAAGGCAACAAAAGAGGAATTACCTAACTTGCCTTGGGTAAATCAATTATCTAAGTCAGCACCTAACTCAGTTATTGTTACCGCTTTAGTTGACGCATTACTATTTTATGGGACAGGGTATCTAGAAGTAACCGAGGTGTATCAAGATGACAACAGACCAGCAAGATTTGATTTTGTAAATAATACTAGAGTTCAAGTTCAATTAAATAAAAATAACACTTTTGTCGATTTCTATACAGTAGATGGTCGAGAAAGACCTATGAGCGGAATCGGCTCACTAGTAACTTTCCAATCACCTATTGATGGAATTCTTCATGCAGGTTCAAGAATTTTAAGAGCAGCCATTGATTTAGAAAAAGCGGCTGCAAATGCAGCAGCAACCCCAGTTCCATCAGGTATATTAAAAAATAACGGTGCAGACCTTGGCGAGAAAGAAGTTGCAGGATTACTAGCCGCTTGGCGTCGTTCTCGTGCTGAAAGAGCAACTGCATATTTAACTTCATCTTTAGAGTATCAGGCAACTTCGTTTTCACCTAAAGACATGATGTATAACGAGGCTCAACAATATATGGCAACACAAATTGCAAGACTTTGCAATGTGCCAGCATACTATATCAGCGCGGACATGAACACGAGTATGACATATGCAAATGTGCAGGACGAAAGGCGTCAATTTGTTGCGTTATCTCTGCAACCTTATGTAAGCGCGGTTGAGAATCGTCTAAGTATGGATGATCTGTCACCGAACACACAATTTATCGCGTTCGACATGGACTCAGGATTTTTAAGAGCAAATCCGTTAGAACGTTTAAATGTAATTGAAAAAATGTTAAGTCTCGGTTTAATAACCGTTGAACAAGCGAGAGAAATGGAAGAACTAAGCCCAAATGGAAATAATTAACTTTAGTGCAGATTTAGAGGCTTCAGAGTCTCGCCGTATTATTGCTGGCAAGATAGTGCCATTTGAAAATGAAATTGGAAATACTTCAGTAGGTAAAGTTATATTTGAAAAAGGTTCAATCCAAATTGATGAGCCATCAAAAGTAAAGTTATTACTTGAGCATGACCCTAAATCTCCAATAGGTCGCATGAAAAAAGTTGACGAAGATGACTCAGGTATTTATGCAGAGTTTAAAGTTTCCAATACAACTAGAGGAACTGATAGCCTCATTGAGGCAAGCGAGAACCTACGTTCCGGCTTGAGTGTTGGAGTAGAAGTATTAAAAGGAAAAAACAGTAACGGAATATACAGAGTTAGTGCAGCAAGACTTATGGAAGTCAGCCTAGTACAGGCTGCCGCTTTTTCAAGTGCTGCTGTCACTTCAGTCGCTGCGTCCAACGCAGAGGCAGAATCAACCGAAACCAAAACAGAAAACGAGGAAATTGTGGAAAACACAACACCTGAAACAACTGTTGCGACAGAGGTAGTAGAGACCCAAGCGGTTGAAGCCTCTCGTCCAACTATTGCAGCACCAATTTACACAAAGCCACGCCTTGAGTTCACAAAGGAAAAATTCCTAGAGAACACACTTCGTGCAACCTATTTAAATGATGACGAGGCTCGTCAATATCTAGCAGCAGCAGCAGACACAACTGACAACGCAGGACTTGTTCCTACTCGTCAACTAACTGAGGTTATCAATCCTCTTTCAAATGCTGATCGTCCATTTATCGACTCAATCTCAAGTGGCGCACTACCTGATGCAGGTATGACATTTGAAATTCCTAAATTGACTCAAGCACCAACAGTTGCAGAGACAGCCGAAGGCGCAGCACCATCAGAAACAGATCAAAATGTTTCCTTCTTGTCAGTAAATGTCAAGAAGTACGCAGGTCAGCAAGTATTCAGCACAGAAATTCTAGACAGGTCGTCTCCAGCGTTCTTCTCAGAATTAGTACGTCAAATGGAATTTGCTTATGCAAAAGCAACAGACGCAGCAGTTGGAAACATTATTGGACAAGTTGCAACAGATGGCGGAAACCGCACAATGTCAGCAGCAAATATCCAAGATTTTATTTCAGACGCAGCAGTATCTATCTACTCAAATACTTTGGGCTTTGCTCAAAACATTGTAGTGTCACCTGAACAATGGGGTGCGTTGATGGGATTAGTTGACGGTTCAAACCGTGCAGTATTCACACAAACAATCAATCCTCAGAACGCTTCAGGAAATCTAACACCAACAAACGTTCGCGGTAACATTGGTGGATTAAACCTACGTGTATCTCGTTACCTATCAGGAACAGGCGATCAAACAATGATCGTGATAAATCCTGATGCGTTCACATGGTACGAGTCAAGCAAATACCGCCTAGAGACCAACTTAATCTCAACAGGACAAATTCAAGTCGCTTATTATGGTTATGGCGCACTTGCTAATAAGGTTAATGCTGGTGCTTATAAGTGGATGGTTGCATAAACTTTCCTAAATAGGAATGACCTGTAAAGGGGCGACGGAAGCCTTCGCCCCTTTACTTTAAGAAAGGACAATAACTTGGCGGCTGTATACGTGACGCAAGCGGAACTTCGGACATTACTTGGAATTGGAAGTTTATATTCTAACTCAGTAGTTGAGGAAGTGGCTCAGGCTGCCGAAAACATTGTCAAAGGCTATTTGTGGTTTAATGATTACAATGTAATTGCAAAAGAGTGCACAACAACACTAGGAACTTTATATACAGATACTGTTCATGCCATGAAAGTTGGCGACGTCGTAACGGTTGAAAATGTCGCTGCACACTATAACGGTGGAAACAAAACAATCACTAAGGTAACGGATTATTCTATTTCTTATGTTATTAGTCACGTATCAACAGAATTAAAACATTTAGTTAGACCTTATGGAACAATTTCTGCGGCAACAAATGTTGATTACGCAACAATACCTGAGGTTCGTCAAGCGAGCGCAATGATCGCCGTTGATATTTGGCAAGCAAGACAAGCCAGTAATGCTGGCGGTATTTCACCTGACTTTCAGCCTTCACCTTATCGCATGGGCAATACTTTGCTCGCTAGAGTTCGTGGGTTACTTGCGAATCATTTAGCCCCTAACGGCTTGGTTGGCTGATGCCGGTTGCCGTTACAACCCTCAGGTCAACCCTTGCGACGGCGTTAGAGAACGCTGGGGTGTGGCAGGTCTTTGCCTTTCCACCTGCTACACCCATTGCAAATTCAGTAATTGTGCAACCTGATGACCCATACATTGAGCCATCAAACAATGTTTATACTGTTGCACCTAAAGCAAATTTTAAAATAGTAATGATCGTGCCAATGTTAGATAATCAAGGCAATCTAATCGGCATTGAAGATATGGCTGTTGGTGTATTTAATAAGTTAGCAGCATCAACTACTTTAAGCGTTATTGTCAATAATATCTCAGCACCAACCGTTTTATCAGGTGTTGCTGGCGAAATGTTGACAAGTGACATGTCCGTCTCAATCATGACAAGTTGGAGTTAAAAATGAGTGAAATTATAGATGTTCCTTCCGAGGACAAGGCTTGGCTTGAAAAAGTCGGGCAAGTAACAAAATCAGATAAGCCAAAACCAGTCTCAAAGAAAGATGAGGAATAACCAATGGCTGTTTTTCTAAATAACAAGGTTGGAGTCAAGGTTAATTCTGTTGACCTTTCTGACCATGTGACCGCAGTCACACTTAACCGTTCATTTGATGAACTTGAAGTGACCGCTATGGGTAGCCAGTATTGCCCAGTTGCTGCGTAAGCAGACAACAAGAACTTCGCTATATCGGTGAAGCCCACCTAAAAAAGGGTAATACCGAGGCAACCTGCGAAAGCAGAGAGTCCGTAACGACTACACGCGAAGCCCCTAGAAATAGGGTGAAGATATAGTCTGAACTGCATCAATGGTAAAGATGCAGAGATAGGCAGAAATGCCCTATCCGCCGCAAGGTAGTAACAAAATGGATACAGGTCACAAATTTGTCAAAGGGTTAGAGGCGTCATCCGTGACGATTTCTTTCCTGAACGACACCGCTTCAGCAAATGTTTTAGCGACCCTTCAGGCTGCATGGGGAACTTCAGTAACCTGCGTCCTATTACAGGAAAAAGGTACTGCCGTAAGTGCGACCAACCCGCTTTACACATTTACAGCATTAGTAAATAACACCACCGACATTAACGGTGCTGTTGGAGATTTAGGTACTCAGGATGTAACATGGACTATCAACGGTGCAGTTGCCGTTGCAACCACAGGTACTTTCTAAGGGGTATAAATGATTAAGTTAAGAGTGTCCAAGGCTTCAGGGGAAGTTGCAGAATATGAAATTTCCCCTGCACTCGAATACGCTTTCGAGCAAAATTTTAAAACTGGATTTCATAAGAGATTTAGAGATGAAGAAAGACAAAGTGATGTTTATTGGCTTTCATGGGAAGCCGAAAGACGCGCTGGAGTAACAGTTGCACCATTTGGAGACAAGTATTTAGAAACTCTAGCAAAAGTAGAGATTTTGGATGCTGACTCCCCAAATGGGTAACGCGGTATGACCTTACGTATTTAATTGCACAACTAGCAGTTGAGACTGGCATACCGCACTCAGAGTTTATTAACATGGACAGGTCAATGTTTTTAGCAACATTGGCGTATATGAAAGATAGATCAAAAAGGGTGGAAAATGCCAGTAGAGGTAAAAGGTATCGTTGAGGTTCAAAAAGCCTTAAAGAAGTTCGCGCCTGACCTTTACAAAGAAATGAACAAAGAAATACGCGCTGCAATGCGTGTAGTTGTTGAAGACGCTAAAGGCAAAGTTCCTAACGAAATCCTAGGCTTAAGCGGATGGCAAGACCAAGGCAAAGAAGTTATTTCTAGGACTGCTGGCAAGGCTAGAGGATTTCCTAAATATAACGCTGAAGTAATTAGAAAAGGTTTAACTTATTCTATTGGACGTTCTCGCGTTAATCGTTCAGGATTTGTCAACACTTACAGACTTTTAAACCGTTCTGCCGCAGGTGCTATCTATGAAACCGCAGGTCGTAAAAACCCTGATGGTCGTGCACCTGTTCAAAGTTCAATTTACCAAAATACACCAACTCAAGGTACTGAGGGGTATTACTTTTACAAAGGCAAAAAGATTGCAAGGGCAACTAGAAACTATAACAGCAACAATCCTTTCGCTGGTTATCATTTTGTTAACTCTATCGATCAGGAAGCACAATTAGAAAGCATTGGTAGAGGGCGTAAGAATAAAGGACGCTTACTCTATGCCGCATTTGCAAGAGATCAAGGCAAGGTTACAAAGGCAACCTTTCAGGCTATTGATAAGGCAATTTATACATTTAACTCAAGTATCAAACGAAAGATTGGACTAGCAGCATGAGTGCCACCGGCATTGAGATTCCTATTGTCAGTACCTATAAAGACAAAGGTGCTAAGGCTGCAAGTAAATCATTAGGTGCATTAACTAAAAGTGCTAAAGCCCTTGGCTTGGCTTTTGGTGTATTTCAAACAATTAGATTTAGTAAGAACGCGGTTAAGGCATTTGCTCAGGACGAAAAGGCAGCAGGTCAGTTAAGTAAAACATTACAAAACTTGGGTCAATCTTATGCTGTTTTAAGTACGGCTGGATTTATTCAAAACCTACAAAATCAGACCGGCGTTCTAGACGATCAACTTAGGCCAGCATTTACTCAATTAGTTAACTCGACCTTAGATGCTAGAAAAGCACAACAGTTACTATCAGTTGCTTTAGATACTAGTGCAGGAACTGGACGCGATCTTGCAAGCGTAACAGCCGCATTAAGCAAGGCTGCGCTTGGAGAAAACACCGCATTAGGTAAATTAAACATTGGTTTAACTAAGGCTGAATTAAAGACTATGGATTTGGATAAGGTCACAACTTATCTAGCCAAGAAATTTAACGGTCAGGCAGCGTTAGCAGCAGACTCATTTGCTGGCAAGATGGCGATTCTTGCTGCCAAGGCTGAGGATGCTAAAGAAACTATTGGCGGTGCTTTAGTTCAAGCCCTTGATGACGCATTTGGAGACCCTAATAAATACGGCAGCAGTATTGACACAATCAGCAATAAACTTGCTGGACTTATTAACAATGTTTCTAGATTTATTAAGGTCACTAGGACTGGATTACAGAATTTAACTACACCGTCTGACTCACCTATTCTTCAATATAAGATGAACTTTGATAAGCCATTTGACCCTATGGCTATGAAGTTTGATTACACTCAGTTACAAAAGGAAGAAAAGGCATTACAAAAGGAAGCCGCTAAGCAACTTAGAACAAGGCAACAGGCTATTGCTAAAGAAAGAGCATTACAGGCTGCTCAAAAGAAATTAGAGGCTGATCGTAAAAAACTAGAACAAATATCTAGCCTTTTTGATTTAGAACAAATACAGATTTATGCTGCCCTTCAAAACAAAATTACAGATCAAGAAAAACTAAGACTGTCATTGCAGTTGGCTTTAATCCAAGAGAACGCTACTGAGGCAGCCAAGTTAGCAACTGAGTTGATTAAATCTCAATTACAAACTACCAACCTTGCTGAGGCTATTGCTAAACTACCTAGAGCCTTATATCCATTTGAAGGATGGTCT